CGCCAACCTACGTTTTTCGCGGATAGTTTCCTCTTTCACTTTTTTGAATTCAAATCTTCGAATTAAGCTTGGCGACCAAAAATATTCGTCATCACAGTCCAATAATTCGTAGTCATGAATCAACAAATAAATTAACAAAAATGAACAAAATGAACACATTGAGTTTTGTTCCAACACGTGTTGATTTTTGTTGAACACTTGTTGAACACTTGTTAAAATTTGTTCATCATTCATTCTTAATTCATTATCCAGAGCAACGAATGTATATTTTTTTAGTGGCAATTTATAGTCATCTGCTGCGGCTAATTTTTCAATCAATATCCACCACCAGGCATATGAAATCATTCCTAATTCTGAAATCATAGCAGCGATTTTAGGATCATTGCTCGCATTGATATCATGACTAAAGTAGTATGATTGATTTTTTGCCATCTCTATCACTCTTCATTATCGTTAAACAAACTATCCTGGGCTCGACGTCCCATAATAAACCTTACGCATTCATCGATTAAGTCTTGAACGGAGATCGCAAATGTAGAGTCTGCATATTCAACATTTAACCAGCCTGTTTTAAATTTAAATTCATTAGGTGTGTTCATATCAGACACGATGTCTTCGACACCAACATGGCTAATAAGGTCTTCAATATCGCCATACTTAAATTTAAATGTATTTACCAAAAATGGGATTTTAAATTCTTCCAAGAATTCAAAGTTCTTCTTCACAATAGACTGCAGTTTACTGAATGCTTGCAGAAGTTCAGGGCGTGGATCATCTTTAGATTTAAGAGTGAATACATCTGTAAGGCCTGTGGCAGATGGTTTTTGGTAGGCAATACTGATGTCGTTATCTTTAATTTGAATTGATTTAATAATCATAAGGGGCTCCTTTCTTGTTCTACGATTACTAACTTACCAGTAGCAGCTTGAACAGCTTGTTTAAATGTTTCTGAATCTGAGTTGCTATCTGATAAATGTAGTAGCCGTATGTCTTGGCACTTAGTTAGGTCCATAGATTTGAGGAATTTAATAACATTTTCTAGTGAAAAGTGAGATTGAATTAATCGTTCCATTCGTTTTTCGTCTAAATAACCAGCATCTACTTGTTGGTTTAAGATTTCATAGGAATGGTTGCATTCAACCATGATATGATCAACATCTTTGAACGTATATCGACAGTAATATGTGTCAGTGATATATAGTAGTTTTTCCTCTCCATCAGAAATCAAAAAACCAACATTAGGAACATCATGTTCTAATTCGAAAGGCAAAATACTAAAATTGCCTATTGTAAACTGAACCTTAGGCGTAATATTGATGACTTTGTGATGTCCTGTTACATATAATGCATCTGCAGTATCTTTTAGCATATATACACGATGACCTAGCTTTAATAGATCATTTACTGCCTTGCTATGGTCACCGTGTTGATGTGTAAGCAACGTTCCGCATAGGTGTAGGAAATTAAAGCGACAATACCGTTGAATCTCTTTAAATGGTAGCCCTGCATCCAGTAGCAGTTCATCACCATTGGTTGAGGTTTTGATTCGGTAGCAGTTCCCTTTCGAGCTACTACCGAATGCTTGAATACTAATCACGATTAATCACCAAACATATTGACTACTTCGCCAGTTTCGGGATTAACAAATTCACTGGTAGGACCAGCGTCGATGTCAATGGCTTCAGAATTTGCATTATTAGCGATTGTTTCTGCCACATCTGATTGAACATCGATAGTTTCACCTTCGAAATCAGGGGTGAGCTCGCCATTATTATCACGAATGACGGCGCCATCTGCAGAGATTGCATTAGCCATGTTCTGCATTTCGACTGATAAAATACCATATTTACTTAACAAACGTTTGAGTACTGTTTTGATGGCCATTGCGTCAAAGTCAGTTTTCCAAAGACCAAAACCCCTTTTGTATGTTTGGGAATACTTTATAGCGTGTGCTTCCGCATCTGCTTTAGACATATATAAATACTTTTCAAAACCATTAATGAGTTTAAAATAAGCAATATAACCGACTACATTATCGCCAGTTCTCTCGCCTAATTCAAATTCGCCAGTAAGTTTGTTATGGTGTTTAATTTCGCCTTCGTAGATTTCACTAGCATTAATGGTCTTATATTGACCTGTGCGCATGGCCAACTGGATATACCCTTTGTAACCCATTTGAAATTGAGCTTCATTAATTTTCTTTTTACTGTTATAGAAAGGAACAATATAGGCAAACCCCAAATTTTGATTGATTGGAAGATCCAAAGTGGCTGCCATTACACCTGCAGTAATAACTGTAGTAGGGTCTGCTTTTGATAAAAGTTCATTATTATTAGATACAGAAATCAAGCTAGACACAAAGGCCGCTGATTTTTTACCCAAGATTTCATTAAAACGTTTCTTTACCGACTCACTAGACACCATAGTTTTAAGCGATGGTGTTTGAGTTTGTGCTTTTGTTACTTCACCCATTATGTACCTCCTATGCCGTTTTATCGGCATCTACTAATTCAATTAAAGGGAAAACTCCATTTTGTTTCAGTAAATCGTATATAAACAGTCGCCCCTTTTGAGTCCAATATGTATGCATATGCGCCTTTTCTACATCATCAATAAAAGTTTTGCTTGATGTATATCCTTTGTCTGCATATTTCGCATACAAGAACCATACGCCACTTTGTTTAAATTGCACTTTTTTATCGGCTAGAAATTTATTAAGCCAGGTTCCGCTTTTCCCATAGTCTTTAGCAATTTGAGTAATGCTTAGCAACTCTTTATTTTGCAAAATGACATCGTAATAATTGGCTTTTGGCTGCAACTCTGCCAATTGTTGATCTTTCATAGATATAGACAACTTATAGTTTTCTATCGTTCTATTAGCAACTTGCAGTGCTCTTGCCATTACCTTTTCTGGCGAGTTCCAATCCTTTTCTACTTGAATAAAATATTCTCGAGCTTGTCGGCCTTTTTCATTTCGAGATAACATGCATAATTGCTTTGCCATATCAATTGTGATTTCATGGTCAGAGATAATGCGTTTAACCTCTCGATTACCTTCAATTTGAACTCGCTCTTTTTTGAGCGGGTTGAAATCTATACCAACTTCGAACCCATATTCACACATCCGAGGAAACCAATCTTTATATTCTGTTCCAATTTCTAAAAACATATGTAAATCTCTGCCGCTTACATATTGAGTATTTTCTACAACGTTGATAGGTACTAATTGCATTCTTCATACTCACTTTCTTTTAAATAGTCATAATATACTGATTTGTTAACTAATTTAATTGCTTTTTTTAGCGAAGATAACGATTCGCCAACAGTTAGCTCATGCTCAGACAAAATAGTATAAATGTATGCTGCCATTTCATCTGTACTCATAATTACTTTATGATTATTTGCCATACTTACACCTCCTCAACGGTTAATTGTTTCGCCGACTCATCAACGATCAATTTAATTGTTTGGCTATTAACAGGCACAAAGTCAGTAACAGCTTCAGCATTATCGATGAACACCGGCGCATTAACTTTGAAATAACTAGTTAATGCATTGATAATGTCTAATCCGACATTAATTCTCGCAGCATTATTCATGCTACGATATGGAACGCCTTTGTAGGTGGTTTCACAACATTCTTCAACATTGCCATTCAACATGACGTTGAACATTTTGAAACGAGCCAATTTAAACCTTGCATTAATACTTTCTTCGAGCATGTTAACTTTGGCTTTTACGAACTCATCCATAAGATATGATGCTTCATCGAGTTTCATTTTTTCTTCGGATAATTCATCCTGCTTCGCCTCGAGTTCTGATACACGGAGTTCAATGCGCTTAATTTCAGCAAACTTACTGAGCTCTTGTTCTAACTTCATTCGTTCTTCTTTATTGGCTGAAATTTTAATCTCGAGTTCAGCACTTTCTTCTGAGTGATCAGAGTTATCGTCATCGATTGCCATTTGTAACATGAGCTCCTCTGCTTTTAAATCAGCGTATTCGGAGTCGTCATTAAGCACCGGTGCAGTTAACATTCCAATCTCTTCGGCTATGGTCTCCTTTAAGAGTTCTTTTGCTTTAATAAACGCTTCTATTGTTTCCACAGGCTCTAAACTAGAATTTCGTTTTTTGATACCTTCAATATCTTGTTCCTTTAGCTTAATTGAGTGTTCAATCTCTTCTAGTCGTTTAGACTTCTTGAGATTATAATTCGCTTCTGCTTTAGCATAAGCATCTTGAATTTGCTCTGCAGGAAGTTTCTGCCCACATGTTGGACAATGATCATTAACGTCTGCAACAAATGTTTCTGCATTAATCTGACTTCGTTGAATAGTTAATTCTCCAATTACACCTTGAATAAGATTGATGGACGTTTCTGAGTCATCTATACGTCGTTTTGTATCCTCGAGCTTAGATGTCAATCTATTGATTTCAGCTACAACAGCATCATATTCGTTAGACTTCAATGAGCATTGTTTTTTATACTCCATCTGCAGTTCTGTTTCACGAGCCATAATCTTACGTTGTACATTTTTTAATTCAGCACGTTTATCAACGAGAGAGTGTCCATTCTGCAATAACGCCTTATCGTTTTCTAACTTTTCTATATCTGCATTTAAAGTATCGATGTTAAGTCGTAACACTTCCGGATTAGCAGTAACTTCAGGCTTACCTCGTAGGGCCTCATCTATACGAACTGGCAACATATCCAATTCTTTATTGATAGCGGCCTTTTTAGACGCAACCACTTTTCTATGATCGTCAACACTATGACCAGATAAGATATCTGTTAAAGCTTTTAATTCACCATGGTTTGCGATGACATCTTCATCTGAAATATCACCACACATCTCAAGTAATAACTTACGGCGGTTTTGCCATGAATACGTCTCATTAAAATACAACGGATTAGTAATTAACTTGAAGATGCTTTCATCGACAAGTGAACTAACCATTTCTTTATATTCTTTTTCTTTCTTAGGCACACCATCGACAAAATAATCTGTCGTATGACCTGTTAAGGTAACTTCACCACCACGAGGGGATGAGTACTTTTCACGATACACACGCTTAAGTTCAACTGTGCCCCCTTCGTCCAAAGTAAAGGTGCCTGTTACTTCGTGATTGACTTTATGGATAGGTTCGCCACCATCCAATGTCTTAATTTCGAAATCAGCTCTATCTAGGCTATCCTTGCCAAACAGCAACCAACATACTGAATCAAATACGGTTGTTTTACCAGTGGCATTATCACCACGAATCACGACGTCGCCATTTAGATTTAATTCAAATGATTTCAGCCCTTTAAAATTTAGTATTTCCAGTTTAGTTAATTTCATAAGACTCTCCTTTTATATAACAGTGGCATCCACATCGATGGTATGCGGCTCAATCTGTAATTGATTGGCCCATTGCATGACCGTCGAATTAATTTGAGCATTCATTTTAAGTTTTTCATTAGCAAAGAGTTTCGCCTGCACTAAATCGAATATTTGACGGCCTTTCTTCTTACCCTTATTGGCCAATTCCAAGCACGCAATGGGCTTCATAGCATCGTCGGTAACTAGCACTATTGCGGTAGTTCCTTTCATGACTCTGTCTCGGTATGATCCAACGCAATTTTTTAACCGTTTACCTGCAGTCATTAAATCGGCTGCTGTTTTTGGGACCATGAAGTGCATCCCATTCACGTCAGCTTGTAGCTGGGGAGCCTCCGGAAGCATTACGTCACCGTACTCTTGTTTGTTGTAAACATTAACTACAACATCATGAAAGTCTTTTAACTTGCAATTAGTATTCCAAACTTGAGCTATATATTCCCTATTTATTTGACTATACATATTAACGGTATCTTTAACATCTGATGATTCAGCATTTAACAGATACCTTAATAAATTGCGTTCCCCATAGCGTTTAGAAAGTCTAATCCACATATTCCGGATTTTTGAAGATTTAACCCCCATGCATTCGCCAAAATGGCTAGCATCAAATATTTTTGCAGATTCATTGTCTGAATCTTTGTTCCGCTTAAGAGTTAATATTGTTCTACGGTTGTTTTCATCCTTAAATATACCTAACATATCGGATAGTTTAACAATCATAGGATCTTCAACCATCATGCTGCGTAACAATTTACTATTAGGTGATTTGTGGTAAATCCGTAACGCTTCAAGAAAACCTATTCCCTTTTTAGTCATAGTTAATATTTCATCACTAAATGGAATATCACAAGCTGTACAGCGCCAATAAAACTCTCCCCATTTGATGTTGCTTTTAATCAACTTAGTAATAGGCGGCATATCAGGGGCAGAAAGTTTTAAAGCCATATTGACCAACATAGAAAGGCCATATCCTCCATATTCATCAATTGAATGCGGAATATAAACACCTTTTACCTTATATCCACACAGTTCTGTTAAGCGCCTTTCAAACTCGAGACGCAATGCTTTAAATAAATGAGCCAAACGTGATTTATTAACGTCGTGCACCGCATAAGATTTGCCAATATATTTAAGCACCATCATAATTGGTCTTTCATGATCACGGATATAATCAATCGTCAAAGGATGTTTATTTTTGTATTTATCAATATAAATAGCCTGTTTGTTTTTAAAGTCAAATCGCAAGATTTCTTTGTAAGAGCCGTCCTTTGATGTACCATCCCAATATAACTGGATGCCTTTATATCGTATTCGTAAATCAATAAAGTTCTTATAACTTAGAACGTCAATCTGCATCTCTTCAGGGACCACTTCATGTTCACTGTTGGCTAATAAAACTTTATGCGTAAATGGATTGGAATGAATGCCACAGTTTGGGCAAGTATAGTACTTAGCTGCAGTATAATATCCGCTTCCCATATTGTATTTTCTATTCCAACTACCACCGAACGTATGCCCACAATCACAGTGATGGATTGTGGTATACGAAGCATCATAACCCTTTTCGATTATGATGCTATCGAACATTTTACGGATGTATAAACTAGACACAGTTTCCACAGAACGCCACCGCCTTAATCGTCGAACATGGAAAAAATGTTCGAATTTTCTTCTACACTAGGCTCAACCATTGGTTGTGTTTCATCTGTAGCTGGTTCATTATCAACTGGCGCAGGTTCTTTGGCTGCTTTAGTCTTACGTGTGCGCTTTGGCTTTTCTTCCTTTGTAGCATCTTCCGTTTTATCCTTAGGAGTAGCTGACTTAGGCGGCTCTACTACATCAAAGGCCTTTATAATCGCATTGGATGCTTTCATGACACCCTCTGTATATGCTATACCTGCTTGGTATTCTTCAGCGTTACCAGGGTCAAGCTCGATCGCTTTGCGTAACATGTCTAGCGACTTCTTACATATATCTGCTTGGCTTTTAAATTGTTGCTTAGCCATATTTAAGCCTCCTTCTCTGCCATGATGGATTTTAAATCGGTGATAAGATCATCCGTCAAAGAGTTGCTAGACGGACGAGTAACACCATGCTTGCTAAAAATTGCAAGTGCTTTTTTTGCTTTTACCCCATCTTCGCCCATCCATTCACGGAATTCCTTATAAAAGGCTTTTTTATCTACAGGTTCAGGTGTTACATCTAACGTGTTTTCAACTTCCTGCGCAGGCGCATCTTTAGGCTCAATTTCTTCCTGTTGTGACGTCTGCTCTTCTTTTGGTTCAACAGGTTCTGCGTCTAATGGCTGCACTGGAATATCATCAGATGTTTGTTCTTTAGCAACCTTTTTGACATCCTTCTTGTCAGACTGCTCGCGTTCAACACACTTTTTAAATTCTACATTGAGCGCCTCTTCAGCAAGTTCAAGGCTCTTACCGTTAGCAGGTCGCACTTCGACAATAGGCGTATCGGAAGTTTCTGAGCAATTACCGCAGCATTGATGGTTTAATCGTTCATGCCAATCTGCTACTTGCACTGCTAGATCATCTAATGTATTGAATTTAATTGTTAAGATATTTTGATTTTCCATGATTATTTCTCCTTTTAAAATTTAAATAGTAATTGAACGGATCCGTTCTTATCATTAACGGTGCCTTCAAGATTGTTTGTAATGCCTAACTCTTTAAGTCCGGCTAAAACAATACGAGCTCTTGAAATAACTACCTTTGACCGTTTAAGTTCGTGTGGCTTTGGATAAATAGCACCTTTGATATTTTCTTTATCAATAGGTAGTACATGAATTACATGGTTTACTTTATCAATGCCCACCTTAAGGCCAATAGGTTTTCCCATTGCTTTATAAGCATCCATACTTAACCCACACGCGGAACCCCACACATTAAATCGTATCTTTGGAGGGTACCGGCCCGTTCTATTAAAGAAATCAAAATCTATATTTTTATTAACAGTTGGCATAGTAGCCTCCTTATGTGTTACAATTTAACTAGGTTAATTTAATTTGTGCTCGTTACTCATTGCCGTGAGTGCGAGCATTTTTACTTTTACGACGAATATGTTCATCGTGGCAAGGCTTGCATACTCTAATTGCTTTACGATTAATCTCGTCATAAATGTAGCTATAGGTATACGGAATCAACCGAACGCCACATTTAGTACATGTTCGAACTGGAGGTCTCATTGTATCAACATCCAAATCAACCAACCGTAGAACATAATGCTGACAGCCGATAATACTAAAATAAATAACGCTCCGATTACATCAATATCTTCCATAATGCTCATCCTCCTTAAATGATTTATAAAGAATAGCTACTGCAGATACAGTGCATAAAAGCAACAGTAGCATAGTCGATGAATGCAACTCGTACCCTTGTACATCTGAGCCTTCTAAAATCCCAAAACATGTGCCCAGCATGATACCTGCTAATTTTTTCATTTTTACTCTCCTATTCTTGCTTGGCATCGTTTACCTAGCCATGCATTAAACGAATCTAAATGAATTAATCGTTTGCCACCTCGGGCCCCTATCTTCATCGACGGAAAATCAAAGTCAGCCGCCCATTGGCGAATTACATCTTGGGGGACGCTTGCTAGTTCAGCAGCTTCAGCGACTGTTATACATAATTTATTCCTGTCCACAATAATCCTCCTTTATATCTTCTTTACAGATGTTCATAAAATTTTCATGAATATTTTGTGTATTCTTAAATAATTGTTTGTATAATCACCTTGAAAGGAGGTGATTATAATGAAATTCAAAATGCCGGTTGCCCCATTTAAAAATATGTCTGAATTATTTACTGTAATACGAAATAATAAAGTAATCGCTGACAAAGTGTATGGATTTTTCTGTTCTAGTAAATATCCAAACTCCATTCAAACATTAGAATTTTCAGATATAATAGAAGGCGATATCTTGGTTCATAACAAAAAGAACTATCATGTTATAGATGTAAAACCTTTGGGAATGACTGATGGCGCCATTTTAAAATATGAAACAGACTATCAGCGTGCTCATAAACGCTCTAATGCAACCAATATATTTAACATTGGCACTATAAATGGAAATTCTATAATTGGTTCACAAGAAAATATTTCAATTTCTATAGATCAATCCATAAATTCAATTTCAAATCTAATTGACAATGACAAAAATATATCTATGGAAGAAAAAGAAGCGTTTAGAAAAATGCTCCATTTGCTAGAAACAAACTTAAGTAATGATATCCCCGTGCAAAAAGGTCTATTATCAAAATTTTCTAATGTACTCCACAAGCATCAACATATTGCTATCGCAGTTATGCAGATGCTATTTGCTTTTGTCACTGCTCAGAGCAAATAATTCATCTATATCTTTTGCACATTTATTTTGAATTGATAAGGCTAATTGATAAATTAATGATGCGTCTTTCCAAACAGATAATTTATTATTTTGTGATTCTTCTAGATTAGTTAGTGCATCAGATAACACAATTATTTTGTCAGATAACTCCATGATTATTTGTGGATCATCCACTTGTTTTTGCAACTCCGTCAATAGTTCCAGCTGTTGGCGGAGTGTTTTAATATGTTTTTCCTCTTTCATTTAATGCCCCTCGCTACTGCCACTAACTTTGTTGGTGGCTTATATATTTTGCCAATTTATGAGTTTTTAACCGTAGAGTTAAATCAGTTGTTTGTGTTGTACATATTTTCTCCTTTGTTAATTAAATATTTATCTTCACCTCCCGTTCATGTATAATTTTGATGAAAGGGAGTGATATAAATGAATAGTTTACAAATCACAAAAATTTGTAAAATACTAGGTGAGTTATTAACTGGACAAGAAATAACAATAATGTTTGCTAATTTAGGTATTAACTGTGAACTTCCTGATATCGATACAAAATGGAAACGTATTTATAATGGAGTCGCTAATGAATGTAATAAGAACAATTCCTACGATCCAATGATAAAAATAATTGAATACATTATGTCTCCGTCACTCTTCGTAGAAAGACAAAATGATTTTACTGATGCATTAGATTCATTAAATACACTTTTAAGTTTTATCGGGCTTAAACTTCTTCCTACAGGAAAGGTAATAAAAGTAACCCCTGCAACAACGCTAGACGAGGCTACCGAGGTTGTAAGTCGATTGAAAGCAGATCTGCATAGATTTTCAATTCATCCTCAGATACTTGCGTTCTGTAGACCTGAAATTATTTCAGAAAATCTATTCCATTTGATATTTGAATCTTGTAAATGCCTATTAGCAGAATTGCGCTCTATATCAGGATTAGATTTAGATGGGAGTACTCTAGTAAATCGATGTTTTGAAGGTTCGAATCCGATAATCGTTATGAATAAATTTCAAACTGATGATGAAAAATCAGATCACAATGGTCTCCGTTCGTTGCTAAATGCAATTGTTTATCTATACAGGAATCCCAAAGCACATATACCCAAATACCTAAGTAATGATACTTATCAATCAACTATTGAGGCATTAATTATTATTTCCAGAGCACGATATGCGCTCGAAAAGTGTGTCAGAAATTATACTCATAAGATTAATTGATTCTGCATTAACAAGATTTGCAGCCCCGTCTAAAACTATTTTTAATTTCGACTCAATGCCAGGTATATACATATCTGCATCGTCCCGATTTAAAAATATCAATCCATCTTTGATGCTACGTGATAGATTACCGTTCAGGTCTATTACGTAGTATTTTTTATTGTCGAATTGTGTTGACAACAAAACTACTTCTTTGATTCATCTCTCCTCCTTCATCTGTTTATTAGTATTACATCCCTCCCCTCCGCGTTTGCTATAATGGATATAGAAAGGAGGTGAGTGGAATGAAAAAACGTTATTTTATTACTTATGATTTGAATAAAGCGGGACAAGATTATGAAAATGTTATCCAAGCAATCAAATCGGCAAGTGATGGAGCTTGGTGTACATATTGGAAATCGTCCTATTTAATTAGATCTAATTATCAATCAGCCCAAGAAGTATCTGACAAAATAACCAAATATCTAGATAGCAATGATAGTTTACTGGTCATAGAAGTAATAAATAATACCCAAGGTTGGTTACCAAAGGATGCTTGGAAATATATCAACGAAACTATTTTTTCAGGTTAGGACCACTTGTTGATTTTTCGTAATATTTCCGATTACTGTCTTCAGGAAACCATTGATTACTAGAGCTCTGTTCACAGCAGAGCTCTTTTTGCATTAATGCCTGAATTTCTTCAGCAGTACCTTCTACAATGATTTTCATCGCAATCTCCTTTCTGTGTTAATAAATTGTTCGCATATCGCGCCTTTTGTCGCAAGTAAAGCGCGCTTTACTTTTAAATTAAAAAAATAATGTAGGAACAGGAACATTAAGAGCTTCTGATAGTGCATCCATTGTGTCAGAGCGGATAAACTTAAGCTTTCCGGCTTCAATATTAACAATAGTAGTCCTAGAAATACCAGATATCCTAGAAAGCTCTTCTTGAGTTATATTTTTATTAATCCTACATTCTCTAAGCTTATTCATACGTCCTCCTTTCTTCATTTCAGTTGTCAAGCCCGCTTGACAGCTTTAGTATACTTTATCAAAAAACAATTGTCAAGCATGCTTTACAAAAATGTTTTTATAATGTAAACTTTACTTATCAAGAAAGGGGGATTCTACGATGTCATTAGGAGAAGCCATAAAAAAATATAGAGAAGATAATAATTTAACATTAGAAGAACTATCAGCAAAAACCGGTTTGACTAAACAATACTTGTCAATGCTAGAAAATAATAAAAATTCTAGAACAAAGAAACCAATTATTCCTTCTATTAGAACTTTAAACAAATTAGCGGACGGGATGAATATGTCGTTAGATGAATTATTAACTGATCCAGATGAACAAGATCAACTCGGCGAACGTGCACTTGAATTCTTCGCTGATGTAGGCGATAAATCTAGAGCAAATAATAAAACTGAAGAGGAATATTACTTAGATAAAGAAGCTGCTGAATTCGCTGAATACTTGCGTACACGCCCAGGGGCCCGTATGTTATTCTCTGCAGCAAAAGATATTAGTAAGGAGGATATGGAGAAAGCAGTTGAATATATAGAACTATTAAAATTAA